AAGTGTGTACTTTTCTACTCGGTACATTAAAAGTACATACTTTCCCCCTTGACTATTCCCTAGCTATTCCCTATGGGTTCCCTATGGGTTCCCTAAAAATATTAAATTACCCACCTAAACAACTTTTACAGCTCGGCATCAGTTAGCTAAATCTCTATATACTAATAACTTACAGGGTGGGTTAAAATGCTAAAATAGTGGCATACTTACTATTGCTGACGATTGAGATCTGTCCATATAAGCGAAATTAGATGCTATGTTTTTTGGCAAATCTTGAAAAACTACCATATATGGTAACTACAGTTTGAAATGAGTATATGAACTCATCAAAATTCCAATATGGATCTGTCTGTACTTGTTTTCTATCTTATCAACAACCTCTTATCATTTTTAGTTGGTGCCTATGTGTATCGAAAAGGGATAAGGGGTGAATCTGTTATAGAACAAACTAAAGAAGAACAACCACTTAAAGAATCTTGGGATAATAATTAATGGAATATTTAATTGAGATCCCGGATGTTTCTTTTACGGATGACGATCCCGAATTAATCAAAGCTTATATGATTTGTTATGCGATGATGGAGGATGTTCCAATACCTAAAACAGAATGGAGGTGTTTAGCTTATGCCTAGTGTTACTTATACCACGAAATCGGGTAAAAAAAAGAAAAAGAAATTTAGTTATACTCCCAAAGATAAGAAGAAAGCGATCTCATACGCTAAAGCGATGGGTGGATCTGTAAAACAGAATAGAACAGATGGCGAATACTAAGAAAGGACAGACAAATAATCCGAATGGTAGGCCTAAGGTCGCATTGGCTGAAGAACTACGGAAAAACCCAAAGGTAAAGGCTATTATAACCAAAGTAATTGAAACTGCATCTACATTGAATACAAAAGAAGAGCATCCACAGGCTTATAGTTGTGCAAAGGTGTTGATGGATAAATGTGTACCCAGTTTGAAAGCACAGGAAATTGATGTTAGTGGTGGGATGCAGATCCAAATGCCTAAAATAGTTATCAAAGGGAAAGATGGATAACATCGAATTAACCCTTAATAAAACTCAACAACAATTTGTGATGGATAAATCATCTATTGTTGCGATGTTTGGTGGCTTGGGTAATGGGAAAACATTTGGAGGATGTTTAAAAGCCGTATTAAGAATTTTAGATCCAGTTCATCCTCCACAATTAGGTTTACTTGCAAGACAGACATATCCGGAATTAAGAGACTCTACACAAAGAACATTTTTTGAGATCTTACATCTTATTGGACTTTTGCCGGGTATCCAATACGAGTACAAAAAACAAGAGAATAGGTGCATTTTTAGTAATGGACACGAAGTAATATTTAGGTCACTCGATGATCCGGCAAAACTTTTAAGTATCAACTTAGGTTGGTTTTATATTGATCAAGCCGAAGAAGTAGCTGAAGAAGTTTATTTAACGCTTCTAGGTCGTTTGAGAGCCGTAGATAAGCCACAAGGTTGGATGAGTGGCAACCCACTTGGGCATAATTGGATATGGCGAAGGTTTATAAATGATCCAATACCGGGGCATAAGATTTACAATGCACCAAGTGAGGAAAATAGCGAGAACTTACCCGATGGTTACATTGAATCGCTTGAAAAGAATTATAACGAAATTTGGGTAAATAGATACCTTTACGGATCTTGGGATGCCTTTGAAGGACAGATCTATCCCGACTATGATTCAAATGTCCATATTGTACCCGATAAAGAGTTACCTAGAGAATGGTCTAGGGTTATTGCTATTGATCACGGAAAAACAAATCCTACTGCCGTTTTATGGGGTGCGATAGATAATGATAATTGTTTGTGGATCTATCGTGAGCATTATGAGGGTGGTCAAGATGTGGATTATCACGCTAAAGTAATCAAGGCCTACAAGGATGAAGGTTTGGATGAGGTGTATTTGATTGATCCATCTACTGGAGCCGGGAAAAAGGATGATCCCGAGACTATTGGCAATAGATATATCCAGTTAGGGGTACCAGTTGGCAAGGCTTGGAATGATGTGCAAGGTGGCATTGATAAGGTTACAGAGTATTTAAAGAAGAATAAGCTGAAGATAATGAAATCCTGTGTTAATACTCAAAGGGAGATCATCAATTATCAATGGGAACAACCAAGTGCATCTAAGATTGATATGAATCAACCCGAAAAGCCTTTAAAAAAAGATGATCACGCTATGGATTCAATGAGGTATATGGTCGCTTATGCTTATGATCGAGCACCAATATCACCAAAGAGGATGCCGGAGGAAAAATTTATAGAGCAGATAATAATTCATCCCGAACAGGAATATAACGATTGGAGTGACATCTAATGGCATTAATGAATGACGTAACGACAACTTTAGATTATAATGATCCAAATGCTTTAGATCGTATATCTGAATCAGCAGACCATATCGCAAAGATTAGGCAATGGTTTGATATGTGTAAGAAGGCTAGGGAGCAGAAAACGGATCGGTGGAGGAAGAACGAGAATTTATATTTCGGAAATCATTGGGGTAGTTCTGCACCGGGAACTAGATGGCAGACAAGAATGGTTTATAATTTCCCATTTAGTGCAATAGAAACGATCCTTCCGATCATTGGTGACTTTATGCCAGTAGTGGACATTATGCCTAAACAGGCTAATGATATGTACTTTGCTGATATGATGCACAAGAGGGTTCAGCAGTTAGCACAAAGTTCTAATTTATATGAAAAGATTTTATTAGCAGTTAAAGATAGCCTTTTATACGGAAATGGTTTTGTGGAAGTGTTGCCGGAATTTAATGAGGGTGTCTTTACAGGGTTTGATATATCGGTGGTGGATCCATTCGTAGTTATGCCGGAACGTTATGCTACCGATATAAACCTTGAGGATGGTAAATATTTCTTATATGCCGTTCCAATGAGGGTAGATGAAATTAAAAGACAGTTTGATGTAGATGTGAAACCGGAGGGTAATTTAGATGATTATAGGGCATTTCAAATTGAGGATGGTGATGACTACTACAATGATCAAACTGGTGTTGATATGGCTTTGGTTATTGAATGTTATTCCAATGATGATCCGGAAAAGTACCCAAATGGTAGGCATACAATTATTGCCGGTGATATGCTATTGGTTGATGAGCCTTTAGAATTATATCGGATGCCTATGTTTATGGTTAGTAACTATAAATCTCCTCACAATTTTTGGGGTAAGGGTGAACCCGAGAATGTTCGTACCATTGTAAAGACAATGAATGAAACAATGAGTGCTATTGCTGACAATATCCGACTATCGGGTTTTCCGGCACGAAAGATAACTTCTAGAGCAAAAGCAAAGGCAGTACGACCATATACTGGCAGACCGGGAGAGGAAATATTAGTAGATGATCCAAATGATGTTACTTGGGAGCAACCTCCATCTATTCCGAACTATATACAAAATTTTATATCTCAAAACTCATTATTTATGGATTCTATTACTGGAATACAGGATGTAACACAGGGAAGGCAACCAACTGGTGTTAAATCGGGTAGGGCGATTATGGCTCTGCAAGAAGCATCTCAAACTCGGATCCGGTTCAAGATCAATTCAGAGATTAAGCGATTTGTTCGTGAGATTGGTGAATATATGGTCAATCTCATACAGATTTATGATACAGAGATCTCACAGATCAGAGAAAAGAATATCGAAGGTCAATACGAGTTTATCCAGTTTGATCCTCAAGGTGTTTACGATGCAAATGGCAATCCCGAGGGATCTGTAGAGTTTGATCCATTAAGTGCGAAAACTTTACAGGATAGTGAGTTTGATGTAGAGGTTGCAAGTGGATCAAGGTATCCGGGTGGTAGGTTAGCTAAAGAGGAACGTGCAGTTGAGTTATTTCAAGCCGGTATATATGGTATTGAAGATGTAGTCAAAGCATTGGATGAACCCGACAAGCAATCTGTAATTGAAAGATTTTATCAAAGACAAAGTATGATGCAAGGTGCAGAAGGACAGGCAGAAGGGAATCCAATAAGCGAAGAATTAGGTGCATTAGTGCAAATGGCAAATCAATCGGGTATAGGATCGGAAGAAGAGGCAAATCTATTCCAAATATTGATGCAACAACCCGAATTATTACAGGATCCAGTATTGCAAGAGCTAGATCCGGCTATTATGGAAAGAATTAATCAAGTAATGAGTAACCAAACTACGTCTTAATAGACCAATAGGAGTGTAAAAATGGAAGATATAAAAACTTACGATGACATCGAAGTAACTGAATCAGAGGTATTTGGAACCCCGGAAACGGAAGAAAAAGCACCAACCGATCAACAGGAACAAGATGTTGAAACGTCAGAGGAGAGTACAGACTCTAACGAAGCATCTGACACCAGTTCTGAAGTTGAAGAACAATCAGAGGAAGTAGAAGAACCCGAATATGTTTTTACGGATGATGATGGTAATGGTTTCACAATGGATGAAATCAATACTTGGAAGGAAGATAGTCAAAATAAAACAAAATGGCAGAAATCTAATACTCAATCAGCACAAGAACTGGCGAGTAACCAAAAGGCAATCCAACCTTTCTTAGACTTTGTAGAAAAGGTCAAAGGTGACAATGAGAAATTGGCACCAGTATTGGAATACGTTAAAGATGAATATGGCGAGGAAGTAGAGCAACTTTTTAAAGACTCTATGACGATAGATAAGGATAAGGTAAATAATCCCTTTAAAGAAGAACTGGATAAGGTGGTTGCAGAAAAACAGGAATTGGAAGCAAAGGTCAAATTCGATGAATTAGTCTCTGACTTTGCAAAAGAATCGGGTTTAAAAGGTAAAAAACTTGATGAGGTTGTAGAGTTCACAACTTCCCATTTCGAGGAGACTGGTCGGCTTCTTTCATTCGATGAAGGACATAAGATCTTAAAAGCAGATCAAATAGCTAAAGAGGTCAAGAAAAAACCGACTCCTCCAACAAAGGTTCGCAAATCACAGGGTGCGAAGGCGATTGAAACAAAACAAAACCCTTCTAAACCCAGTAATTATGAGGACATAGATGTTTCGGGATTTAACTTATTTGGTTAGATCCTTATTTCAATAACAAAAGGGATTAAGGGAGTAGGCAAGAGGTAAAGGATACATAAATGCCTACAAATAGTCTAGATAATGTAACTAGTCTCGAGGCTCTTATCCGAACTAAGTATATGTCTGTACTGTACGACAATATTTTCGTTAAGAGTCATCCTTTAGCGGCGATGCTAAAGAAAAAAGCAAAGACCTATAATGGTCGTGAAATCGGAGTTCCATTGGAATTTGCAGAAGCCGGTTCCGGTAATGTAAAATGGGGTGGAATGCACGGATCAACTGATCTTGCTCCGGCAGTTACCGATCCATTCGTACTTGCTAAATACACACCAAAGATGCTTACTGGTACTCTTCGAGTTACTAAGGAAGAAATGCTTATAATGGATAGTGATGAAGCAGTTAAGAATGTTGTTGGTGCAAAAGTGAAAAACTTACAGAAAACACTTGAAAAAGAGTTCTCTGCAAATATTCACCAAGCAACATACACATCCGGACAATGGTTAAACCTTAAATCAGTTGTTAATTCAATATCCGGTAATAGTCAAACGGAAGATCCAGTTATTGGTGGTATAGCAGTTACAACAGATGGAAGTGGCGATTATAGTGCCGGTGGTTGGTGGCAATCTCCAGTAATTAATGCTGAAACAGTACACGGAGATGCTTTAACAGAAGCAGATCTATTAACTTCTACTGATCCAGTTTATTTTACTAAGCTACTTGCTAGAGGTGTTGCAAATGCTCGTAAGCAAACTGGTGAAGATCCAAACCTTATTCTTGTAACTCAATATCAGTTCGATTTACTTGAGCAGATAATGGATCCAAGAAAAACTGGTTCTAAAATGAACGAGTATATGGGTGCTATGGGTTTCAAGTCTCTTGATTTTAGAGGGATTCCAGTTGTTGCAGATAACGATATTGTAGTTGCCAGTAACAAATCATCAATCTATTTCTTGAACACGGATTACTTATACTTGTTCTTTAATAGTGGTGCCAAGTTTACTGCCGGTAAGTTCCTTGAATCTGAATTGTCTAATACTTGGACAATGAAAGTTCATACTTACGGAGATATGGTATGCTCTAATCGTAAAGCACAATGCAGAATTGATAATGTCTATTCTGATGGAAGTTACATTTAGGATTAATTCCTAATTAATAATCATCCCCCTAGTCTTTGATTGGGGGGATGGTTGAACTGGAGGTTTTATGACAACTGCAAATATGATAACTCTATTAGGTGTAAGGCTTGAGGATCCGAGCAAGGATCTTTTTACGGATGCAACCTTATATCTTATGATAAATACTGCCCAAAGAAAATTAATGCAATTATTAAATGCTAATGCTTTAACCGATTTTCAAGTTGTGGACACAAATAACACAAATTCACTTGATTCAGATCTTGATGAAAGGTTTGTAGCATTATCAAGTCTTAGTCCGGCACCATTTGGAGGTGTTCACGGAATACAGGGTATAAAAAAGAATAATTCTGATACTTGGTACACAAAAATATCATTTCATCAGTATA